CACGTTTACAGCAAACGCCGTAACGGTTGCCGCCGTGCCAGCGGCAATGATCCCTGCTTCTACCAGATATGCGGCGACTATTGATCCTGGCATTACATCACCCAAAATTCTTCTAAATATTTGAACCCAAAGCGACCGTAGTCTAGGTTGGGGCTGTTGCTCATCTTACTGATGAAGAAATTGCAGATGCGCCCCTGTTCTTTCATCTTTTGTCCCGCCTCAATGTATCGTTTTAAAAGCCGGTGCCCTGCGGTTCCGCCTCGATGTTCCGGCTCGACCCACCAGGCCAGCTCTGTCAGCAGCAAATGCGCCGGCGACCAGCGGCTCGGGTGAATGCCGGCTATCAGCATCCCGACCAGGCCATCATCCTCGGCTACCAGCACTACCCCCCGGCCCGCCATGATTTCGCACAACATCTGCGTGATGTAAGTTGCATTATCGGCCTCGGACAAAAATTCTAGTGGCGTTTGTTCCCGATATTTCCGCAGCATATTCAGTAGCTGCGGCAGATCGACCGGCGTTGCCTCACGAATTCGCTGGGGCATCTTTGCCAAAAAAATAATTAATGTTTTCAATGAATGGCACGCGATTCATGCTGGTATCGCCAGGATTGAAAAACTGCCAAGCGTTGTTGTTTGTGTAGCGACCGGCAATGCGGTTTTGCAAAATCAGTTGCACAGACGACGCGGCGACGTTGATTGTGCCGACATAAATACGCGCCTCTTCCATCCATTGCTCGCTGATCTGAAACGATGTGATGTAGCCGCTAAAGAACTGATACAAACCGCCAGAGCCGCCTGAGGTGATGAGCGCGCCGGTCGTGTCATAGAACCCGTGCCACATCTGGATTGCCGACCCTTTAATTGATTGCCCCAACACAAAACCAAGCATTGCCGTGTCAATGCCGACCAGCGTTACCGTTGTTTCATTGGCCGTAGATTTAATGTCGCGCTGAACATTGCCGACCTTGATTAGCGTACCGACGGCGCTGAACTCGGTTGCGTCGACCGCCGGCACAAGTTGATTTGATGGCGCGGTCGTGAACCGGAAAATGTCTGTTCCGTTATTGATCCGAATGAAATCGGCAATACGAATGTTGTTTGTGTTGTCGACAGGCGCAATGATGTTCATAGGACAGACTCAAATGCTTTAAATGTGCCGTTCCAGGAAATGAACGAATCGTTCGTCATTGGCACCAGCGTGTAGGTCGGGTAGTCCCGCAGCACCACCTGAAACGTGATGCCGGTGTACGTCGTGCCGCCCATGCTTACGGTGGTGCCGTATTCGCCGGCCACACAAGCGACTGTGGATGCCAGCGTTGAAATAAGGTTGCGATGCACCGGCACATTGACCGTTGGGTTTGTGCCGCGCAGAACGTCGGCTGTGACGATGTACGAATAGAGTCCGACCTGTACAAAATCGCCAACTCTAAACAGATACGCGGTTGAACTAATGCTAGGCAGCGACCCCAGCACCAGAGTTTTGTTTGCGCTGGAGGTTTGCCATTGGCAGGCGGCAATCTGGCCCGAGGTCATATCGCCTTGGTATTTGATGTAGTTTAGCCAGCCTGTCGAACCGAAATTGAGGTACTGCGTCAGCGACTTGTCGGCCAGGCGCAGTTGGTTCAGGGTGCCGCGATTCTGCGAATACAGCAGGTAGTTCATCGGCCGCATATCAAACGCAAAAGGCACGACCGTCAGAATTTCTGAGGTGGTGATTTTCTGGTTGCGGCTCAGGGTCTGACCGACGAATCGCTGGTCATTGATGCCCACCGACTCGCAAATCGAAAGAATGGTTTGCAGGCTCATTTAACGGCTCACAGGTAGAGAGCGTTGCGCCGACTGATTAGCCGCCCACACCGCTTGTTTGTTTTTCGCCAGGAACGCAATGCCCGACTGCGTGTCAATCGCGCTCATGTTCTGAATGATTGGCCCGTTGTAATTAATCACCTGGCCACCCATCGCGCCGGACAGCGCGTGATTGGGAATCACGGTTCCAGAATTTCTAGGCACCACCAACTCAGGGCCGCGCTCGCCGACGAGGTACGGTTGGCCAGATGAAATGTCGCCGCCATCAGCGCGGGCGCTTAGACCTAGACCCGAGCTAGAAGGCAAGCCGTAGCTTAACGAGTATTGAGACACGCCAGGCCCAGACCCGAAAAGTTTGATTCCAGACCCGCCAACAATTGCTGAGAACAGCGCCGAGGCTTGCGCCTTGAGTTGGATTGCAATAATGTCCTGAATGATTGATCGTGCTAAATCACCAAATTTCAATTTGCCCGTTCTAACAAACCTATCAATCGCCGACTCAATGTTATTGGCAAGAGATGAGAACATAGACTCGGCGACTCTTGCCGCGCTCGTGGCGTTATCCATGTAAGAACTGAATGCCTCATCCCAGCCAAATTTAAACGAACGTTGCGCGTCTTTTTGCTGTTCAGTCAGACGAATCATTTGAATACCAGACTCGTAAATTTCTTGCGTCCGGCGTTGGATGATTTCCTCGTCAACACCAAGCCGGCGAGATGTTCTTTGAAATTCGGCGATGCGAACTTCTAGGTCGTACATGGCCATCAATTCTTCACGCCGTCGCTGACTAAACGACAGAGTTTTCATTTCATATTCGACGCGCTCATTTGCCAATTTGTTTTGGCGCGTCTGCTCGTCAATTGATTGACCGAATGCGAATTGTTGACCAGCTCTTTCTGTTGCGTTGGCAAGACCGGCGGCGGCTGATTCGCCAGCGCCTCGTTTCTCCGCCCGCATAAAGTCCGCAGAATTTTCAATCTGAGACAAGAGCGCCTGATATTCCAGACGCTGTTGCATGATTTTTTCTTTGCCCTCTTGGAGCAACTTCACGCGCTTGGCTTCAGCGTCGGCAGCATCGTTAATTTGTTTTTTGACCTGCGCCGTTGCATCGCGGTTTTGAATAAGGTCAACTTGGCGTTTGTTCTCAATCTTTGCGAGCTGTTCTTGCGTCGTCAGTTGATCGGACAGATATTCATAAAGCGATTTGCCTAAGACGGTTTCATCCATCTGAAGCGCCAACCGTTTTGCGTCAATATCGGCCAGCGTCCGAGACAATGCAATTTCTTGTTTGTATAGCTCCAGCTTTTTTTGTTGCTGCTGCGCCTCTTTAGATTGCTGAATTTCTCGTTTCTTGGTGACCTCCCATTCGGCAACTTGGTCCGCAATAGAAGGCACCGCCATGCCTTGACGACCACCAGTTCCAGCGTTGGAACCACCTCCCATAACTCGCTTTTCAACAGCATCAAGTTCGCGGCGCGCTTTTTCGGCGTCCGCGACCATTTCTTTATGGATTTGGCGAAAGCCCTCAAAATCAAAACGCATTAAGGCCGCAACTTGTGCAGCCATTCCGCCAATTTCTGTGCCTATGGTTTTAAATACATAGGCAAGATTCATCCCCAAAATGGCAACAGTTTGAAAAACTGTTTTGGCTACTTCGCCAAAAACTTTGGTTTCAAGGCCCAAAGTTTTCATGTAGTCAATACTGGCCTTCAACGGCGGACCAAGTTCAACCGCAACAATTTGCAACGCATCCCGCCCTGTTTGAGCAAACAGGTCGTACATTTCTGCCGCCTCTTTTAGCGCCTGGGCCTGCTCTTGCGTGGCTTGTGTTGTTTCCTGTAGACCTCTAGCCAGCGCGGTAAAGTCAACGCCTTTTGCCGCCCGACCAAAAACATCCATCGCCAACGCATTGCGCGTCAACGGATCGGCAATCTGGCCGATGTTCTGTGCGGTCTTGGCGAACAGTTGCTCTGTATTAAGCGTCGCCAAGTCTTTAAGAGAAACGCCGGCTTTGGCAAATGCCTTTTGCGCTTCGTCTGATCCAGATGCGGCCTTGTCTACAAAGCTGGTAAACGAGGAAAGAAACTTGCCGGCGTTTTCTGCTTTTCCGCCAGAGTTGGCCAAAGCGTTAGACAGCTTGATAACCGAATCGACCGCCACATCATTAGCGGCGGCGACATCGACAATTTCGTCGGCGTACTTCAACGCGGCGGCAGATGCGGCCGTGAGCGCGGCAACAGCAACGCCGCCGTATCTTTGCGCGCTGTTGGCAAACTCGGCCATTTTGCCGCTGGCCGTGTCCAACCCTTTCACGAACTCGGCGCTGTTTAGACCCAGGACAACGCCGAGCCGTGAAATGATGTTAGCCATTATTCAAACCTCTTTTTGTCGAACCCTGGTGCGCTCGCCATGAATGCCAACAGGTTTTGATTGGTCGCCTCTTCCTGCAAGTGTTTCGGCAGCGGCGGATAGATGTAATCGTAAGCCGAACCGATAATTGTTTGTAGCTTGTACGGCGCAGAATTTGCGGGTCGGATGTAGTTGAACATCCCGTTCACCATCGTGCCCAATAGCGTGATGATCGACTGATTGCCGACCACGCCATCGGCGTACATGGTTTGAATGTTCGCCATCGTCACATCGTCAATATCGGCAATGCTGTCGTGGGTGTGGCCGTTAAAGATCATTGCCGATTCAACTTGCAACCTTAACGACCCAATCAGTTTTTTCGAGCTTCCCTGTACGTCGGGGAAATAACCTCACCAATTTTTTCGCAGATGGCGAGCTGCACAGACAGCGGCCATTCAACTTCAATTTCTTCGTAAGTCAGATCGGCTAGGCTTTCGCCTTCAATCTCCGGCACCAATAGCTTAATAAATTCGGTGATGCGCGTTTCGGTAATGCATTTGGCCTTTGCGGCCTCACGCATAGAGCGCCCTTCGACCAGCACATCGTCGTCGGTGAACTTAAAAGATTCTGCGCCTTCGTCCTTAAACTGCATCAGCGGCTCAACCATGCTCTGATAGATGCTGTCGATCCGATCCGAGCTTGGCTCAGAAATGCGCCGGTAGATTTCGTCGGATTCGGAAACGAGAGGCACGCGAACTTTGAAGGTGTGGCCACCAAGTTCGAATTTGCGGATGAGAAGATCTTTCCGTTTTGCCTCATAGGCAGAACCGAGTGCAGAACCTAGTTTGGTCATCTTGTATTTTTCCTGTATTTATTGAGTTGTTGTGCCAGCGCCTCTCCCAAACGAGAAACGACAGCTTGTGCATTCGACTCCATTGCGGGTCGCAGGTACGGTTGCGCCGAAATTTTCGACGTCCCGAATTCTTGCGCGATTGCGCGCGCGTCCGATTTGATACCGGTAAACCCGGCAACCTGCTCGGCGCTTGCGCCCATCTTTGCCAATCGCTTTTTTGCTTTTGATAGACCTCGGCCGCTGCTCATCTGGGCGAGTTTTTGCCCGCTGGCCGTCGTGACCATTGCAATCACCGAATCGCTCTGACCAATGTACTTCGACCGCCTGTCTCGTTTGGTTGGCCGTCTGGCCTCAACTTGCAAAGACAGCCGCAGGCCACCGCTATCAATTGGCGCGTTTTGCTGCGCTGCGGTCAACACCGGCATGATGGCTTGCCTAGCGGCTGGCACGAGAACCCGGCTCTGCGCTTTCCTGTCGCCGATTTCGTCGGCCAGTTGATCGAATGCCCGCGTCACATCCCCAAGACCTTCAATCTTAAAGGTGACGGACATAGCAATCAGCCCTTCAGCATCTTGTTATAGATGGCCGCATTCAGCCCTATCACGTAATCAATGATTTCGTTGGGCGTCATCTTATCGCCGTGGGCAATGGCCATGCGGTAGGCCAGGTCGATACCGGCCACCTTTTGCTGCTGGAAACTGAACCAGTTTTTCTGGCCCGAGTTGGCTTGGTTCCATAGGAACCCCAGCAGGTCATTCGTGTTTTGTATTGTGGTCATCTTTTATTCTTCAGGGTCGGGGTCCGGCGCTGGTGCCGCAGCCTGCGGTTTGACAAGGTAGCGCATGGCCACCGCCTCGGCGCTGTCGGCGTCGGCATCGGCAATTGCTTCTGCCAGCTCGGCCTGGTCGACTTTCATGCCGCGAGCTGCCAGAGCGAGATCGCCCTGAACAGCCATCAGCAATTGCACAGCCTCAAAGACGCCGGACATTAGCTGTTGCTCCAGCCGTACTGGTTACCGCGCGGGTGAACCGTGAAAACGCATTTGGCTTCAGCGCCAGGCTGGGCGTCGATCTGGAACTGGCTAACGCGGCCGTTAAACGCATAAGCAACGGTGTTGGTGCCATCGTATGCCGACACGACGAAAGTGCGGTCTACGGTCCCGTTATAGGCGTCTGAACGGATTTGCAGCAGGGCCGTGTCCGACGGATTCCAAGCAGCGGTAATCGTCATGGAAGTAGGCGCGGATTGCGTCGGAATTTTGTCCGACTGACGCGAGCCGGCCACCGCAAAGTTGGCGACCGCATCGTCTTGACCAAACGCAGGCACCGCCTCGACGGGAACCGCGACACCGGCCGCACCAGTACCGCCAGCGGCTGTGCCGACGATGGAGGCAACCTGCGCCGACCAGACCGACAGGTTGGCGGTTGTCAGGGGCGTAGGGGTAGCTGCGGATTGCATCCACAGCGCGGCGCTAAAACCGGGAAGAACTTTATTGGGGAGAGCCATGTTTCACCTCTGAGGCGTTGTTAGACCAGCCATATTGATTGCCGCGCGGATGCACGGTAAACACGCATTTCGCCTCGGCACCGGGTTGGGCGTCGATTTGGAACTGCGACACGCGACCGTTGAAAGCGTAGTAGACGATATTGGTGCCGTCGGTCGCCGAGATAACAAACGTGCGGTCAACGGTGCCGTTGTAGGCGTCGCCACGCATCAGCAACAGGTTGGCGTCGCTCGGGTTCCATGCGGCCGTGATGGTCATAGACGTCGGTGCCGACTGCGTAGGAATCTTGTCGGATTGGCGAGAGCCAGCGACCGAGAAATTCGCCATCGCGTCATCCTGGCCGAACGCCGGGATTGCCTCGACAGGCAACAGGTTGCCGCTAACGGCGATGGGCGACACGCTGGCCACCAGCGACAGTTGCGCCACGGTTAGCGGCGTAGGCGTAGAGGTCGGCTGGCAGTAGAGCGCCGCGCTAAAACCAGGCAAAACTTTATTGGGCAGGGCCATGATAAAAAATCTCCGTTGGATTGAACGAGTGTTTTATGTTGGAATGTCCAGCGTGCAGTCCAGATAGACCTGCGCCAATTTGTCCTCGTTGTCATAGCTGTTGTATAGCCACATGACGTCGGCTTTTGAGATGTAAAAGCCGTTTGTCACGCCGCCAAACAGACCGCTGTAACCGTGCAAGGATTGTAGTATTTGATTGGAAATGGTGAAACCATCCTCAATCTGTTGCGTAAAAATATTGATCTGAAAAATGGGCCGATCAATGCCCTTCACCGATTGAATCTGGCCCGTGTACACCGGCTGATGCACGTTGCGAAGCATCCAAGTGATGAACTTAGGCTGAGTCGCAAAGTTGCGGTTAAACGCCGCATAGACCGGCACCGGCGTGACGATCTGCTGTAGCTGGTACTGGATCGCCTTGCCGTACTGGATGGGGCTTTGCTGCGTTGCCATTTAGACCGCCACCACCGGGTCGTTGCGAACGCAAAGGAGCGTCGCGCTCATGCGGTCGTCGCTCTCGCGCACGTTGTCGATTCGCCAATCAAACCCGCGCCAGGTGATCGAATAGGCGTTTTGATTGTCAATGATCGTCTTGACGTTGGGCGTGTAGTTCAACGTCATCTGCACAATGTCCGAATAGACGCGGTACTTTTCGGCGATCTTGACGCTGTTGGCTACGGAATGAATCACGGCCCGCGTCCCAAACCACAGCGATTGCGTCGTGGTCTGCTCGCCAAAATCGCTCTTGGCAAACGCTAGGTTGTTGACCGAGATGTTCTCGTAGCGCGTGATCGCCATTACATCACCAGCGGCTTATAGGGGCGCAGTAGCTGATTGAACCCGAACGGAATGTCGCGCAGATTGACCGCCGTGGTGTTGCTGCGGTTGTTATACAAATGCGTATAGAGCAACAGCGCCGCCTGCTTAATCACCGGGTAAGTCTGCAACGGGTTCGCCACGGTCGAATAATCGACCATGATTGGCGCGGTCATGTTGCTATTCACATCGCTGGGCAGCGACTGCAGCATCAGCTTGTTACCGCTGGGGTCATACTGATAGGTCGATGCAGCAATTGTGGTCAGCGTGGCCGGCACGTTGCTGTTGTAGTAGCGCACCGCGTCAATCGTCAGACCGGGTTGGCTGGGGTACTGGTTCTGGCTTACCTCGGGTAGATCAAGGCAGCAAGGCGACGCCACCAGGCTTTCGCCGCCGTAATAGACCCGGTAGGACACAGGGAAAATGCTCATCCCCAGATAGTCCTCGACGGCCTGGCGCACGGCCAGCTCCAGCGATTTAAGGTAGACGTCCTGGCTTTCGTCTTGGTAGAGGTTAATCTGCTGCGTGATTTCGTCCAACGTCAGCCACGGCGTCACGACGTCGCGGTCGATCTGCTCAACCTTGACGTAGTTGAACGGATTGCGCGTCACCCCTGCGAAGGGGTAACCCATCACATAGTCAGTTGCGCTCATTCGTTACCTCAAGCAGCGCTGGCCCGGACACCACCGAACGGGTCAAGAACGGTACTGACGACGCGCTTTTCGGCGTACATGGTCACGAAACCGGGCGCGGTCTGTTCGTACATTTGCACGTTGAACTGCTCGGTATCGCCGATAGTAAAGAATCGCGGCCAGTTGGCCAGATAGATCGGGAACGCGGCAGACAGGTACGGGTTAGGGATCACCGGGAACCCGAAAACATTGCCAATCGACGCGCCATCTTTGTCGCCGATTTCGAGGAACAGCGGCAGGCCTTGCGTGTCTTTGAGTTGGCGCAGCGCCAAGATCAGATCGGGCGAAATGTGCCAGGCGGTTCCAGGCAGGGACCAATATTGCGAAGGCAATGCCTTGGCAATGTCCACCATCTTGTTATAGGTCACGGTGACGCCGCCAAGGGACACCGTGGCGATGCTGTGAATGCCGTTGGTAATGGCCGTGCCCGAGGTGCCGTAGGCGCTGGTCGCTGCGCTGGTGTACGAATTCAAACCGCGCAAACCGCTGGTCGCGCCGGTAGAGTTGGTCGTAGAGCCGGCCTGGTCGTTGTTGGTCGCCATTGATGCGGCCTCAAGACTTGAAAACTCCAGCATCATGTCCTCAACCAGCGTTTGCGGCAGGTTGTTGACATCGGACAGAACGGCCGTGCGGATGGGGAGCTGGGCCACGACAACGCGCACCGGCAATTGCCAGATCGTCGTGTCAATATTGGGAGAACCGGTGTTGGGCGTGAACGTGTAGCCCCAAGGGTTCGTGCTGTTCGCGGCGTTACCGGTCTTGGCGACGAACTGAGCGTCAGAGCCAGCGACCGTAATTTGCCGGGAACCCATGCGGAAAGGGTTTGCGTACCGCAGCGCGGCAAACGCATCGTCAAAAACTACATTACCACCGACACCAGAACCCGAGCCGGTAATCGCCGAGGCTTCACGCAGATCAATATTCTGTTTGCCGCCTTCGTGAATGGCCCGTTTGATGCCGTCTAGAATTTTTTCGGTAGTCGTGGTCATTTCAAATTCCTAATTGAAGACTGTGGAAAGGGGGGGACCGAAGTCCCCCCATTTCTTTAGGTCGATCAGGTCGCCGTGCCGGTGGAGCGATAGCGCACGCCGGCGTTGGGGTCACGAACCGAGGTGGCAAAACGCTTTTCTCCGTAGAAAGTTATAAATCCTGGGAGCGTTTGGTCATACCTTCTCATTACCATGTTAAGGCGGTCCACGATGGTGTGGAAGCGGCTCCAATCGGCAAAGTACATCGGATAGAGGCTGGTAGTGCCTGCTGCGCCGGTGCTGGTCTGCGACGGGGTGTCCAAATACTTGTTAACCACCACATCAAAGCCGAGCAACTGGCCCACGATACCGTCAACGCTCAGACCTTCAACGCGGTTGAAGATCGGTGCCTTCTGGTCGTCAGTCAGCGCGCGAATGGCGTTGAGCAGGATCGGGCTAATCACGAATTTGGCGTCCGGGGTCCAGTACTGTTGCGGCAGCGCGTAGATGAAATTAATAACGTCCTTGTAGGAGATGTTATTAGCGCCCACCGTGTTCGCGTTGGTCGTGAGCTGGTCGTAGGTAGCCAGGTTGTGCAGACCGCTAGAGGAGCCGGTGCCAGACGAACCAAACGACGGGGTAGAGGTCGTGCCGCCGGTATAGGTGGCATTGTTACCCGCGTACTGGTCCAGACCGCGCAAGCCGTCAGCGCCACCGGTAGCCACCGAGGTGCCTGTGCCGGATTGGTCGTTGTTGCTAATCATCGACTGAGCTTCAGCCTGGGCGAATTCGGCCAGCATATCGTCAACGACGTTTGCCTCAAGGCCGTCAATGTCGTCCAGCGCGGCGGTACGGATCGGGAACTGGACGTTAATGTC